GAGGACGGCAAGGAACTGCCGTTTTCAATCGAGGCAATGCGTGAGCTGTCGGACGATCCGTATTGGATTCGCGGTGTGTTGAAGGCATACACCGAGACTTTTGAGGGCGCGCGCCAGGGAAACTGAAAGAGGCTGCCGTTTACTGGACGGGCGGCGGCAAGAGAGTAGAAGACAAAACGGGTGAGGACGCTGCTGCTTTTGGCATCGTCCTGCCCGAGCAGCCGAAGGAGGAGTCGGCTGATTTTGAGGTGTGGGATGAAAACTGGGACATTGTGATGATGTTCCTGCGCATGCAAACGCAGTGGACGACCACAATGGCCGGCTACATGGGCATGCGATATGACGTGCTGCTATGTGCTGGCGGGTTGTTTGACCTCTACAATGTGGAGAATCGCCGCGAGATGCTTGAAGGTCTTCAGATAATGGAGGCTGCAGCGTTAAGCGAATTGGCTAAGGGCTCGGATGGCTAGCAAGCAAGTCAGCGAAATTCTTATCAAGCTTGGTCTCCGAGGTCTTCAGGGCCTGGACAAGTTGAAGAGTTCGTTTCGTGAGCTTGAGAAATCACTAGGGCCTAGTGCTGCAACGATCGAACGGGCTCGCGAGAGCATTATTGCGTTTGGCAGAGAAGGCAGAAATACTGAGCAAGTAATTAAGGGTCAGATTGAAGCACTGAGAGGGCTTCAGTCTCAGACGGAGCGCGGCTCTACTGCTTGGGCTGAACTTGCTGGTGATATTGAAAGGTTTCGCCAGGCTTCTCGCCGTACGGACGGTGAGATCCAAGTATTAAGGCAAAGCATTTTATCTGTTGCGACCGGCGCAAATCAATCACAGCAGTCTCTTAGGTCCTACATCACGGATCTTGGCCGGTTGCGTGGTGAGGCGACAATTACTGGTTCTGTATTTAATGATCTTGGGCGTGATATTGCTGAGCTGACTGCGCAATTGCAGCAGGCTGAAACTCAAACAATTCAAACGAGTCGAGCGTTTGGGCGGGTTTTAGGCCAGGCGCTTGCTTCTACCTCTGCTGGTGCGCGCAAACAGCTTCAAGACCTCAGACTGCTAATTGATGAGCAGCGCGCAATTGTAGATGGTATTGATCAGCAATCTGCCAGAGAACGCAGGCTGGCAGAGAACATTGAAGCTCGTGCCGCTGCACAGGAGCGCTTGAATCGCGCGCTTGCTCAGCAAAGACAGCTCATGTATGAGCAGTCGGTCAGGACTGGTCGTGAATCTGTTCGCATTGGAGCTGCGGCTTTTGCTGAAGGTTCTGGTTTGTTTGATTTCAGAGATGCTGCAAGGCGTTTTGGTGATTTGCCTGATACTACGGCCGCATTAAATCAAGAGCTGGCCGAGCTTTCTGAACGCCTACTAAATACCAATCGAAGCAGCAGCGCGTATGTTGATGTCTCGAATCGAATTACAGAGGTTCAACGTGAGCTGCGGCGTGAAATAACAGGTACGGCTGAAGCATTCAAGCAGCTAGATATTGCTCAAGCGGGCGCGGAAAGAAGGGCCGGAAAGCTGGCTGGTATTCAGGAGTATTACCGCACTCAAGGTCCGCTTGCTCCTGGCGTAGGTGGCTATCGCGATCCGGTTACCGGAGCAATGATTGCTGCGGGTGCACGCACGCCAGGCCGCATTCGCGTCGATGAAGCCGCCTACCCCACTCCAATCGGCCCGCAACCATTCCCAGAAATGGGACGCCGTGCTCAGGAGTCTATTGAGCGCGCACTAGATGATGTTAATCGTATTTATGAAAATGCAAAAGTTGAAAGAGCTCAAATTCAAGCAAAATATGACCAAATTGAAATTGACAAAACGCTAGCTCAGGCAGATGAGATTTACTCCATTCAGGAGCAAATTTACAAGAAAGAACTCAATGACTTCGACCGACGCCTGGAAGCGCGCAATAAGCTTCGCCGCCGTCGCCTTACAACAGGACAAGCCGTTCAATCCGCTGGCGCCATCATCTCCGGTGGCATCTTTGGTGGCCCTGAAGGCTTCCTTGGTGGCCTTGGTGGCTTTGCAGCTGGTCTTGCGATTCCCGGGCTTGGCCCCGTTGGTGGTGCGTTTGCAGGTGCGGCTGCGGGCGCTCAGGTTGGTGGTTTGAGGCAGGCGGCCGGTGCGGCCGCTGAGTATGCAGCAGAAATTCGCAGACTGCAGCTTGCCCTGCAAGGCGTTGTTTACAGCTTTGAGGATTACAGGTCAGCGCTTGGGGCAATTGAATCGGCTTCACAGCAATTCAACATCCCAATTCTGCAAAGCACGCAGCAATTTACCAAGCTGACGGCTGCCGTTATTGGATCTGGCGGCACAATCAAGGACGCCGAAAACACCTTCAAGGGACTTAGCGCTTCAGTCCTTGCGACTGGAGGCAGTATTCAGGACGTAAATGGCGCTCTTGTTGCTGCTGCTCAGGTCTTCAGCAAAGGCAAAGTAAGTGCAGAGGAATTGCGCGGTCAGATTGGTGAGCGCTTGGCTGGTGCTTTTGCGCTATTTGCCGAATCAAGTGGCAAGAGTACAAAAGAATTAGACGCGGATCTTCAGGCTGGTGAGGTCACGCTCGCGCAGTTTGTTCAATTTGTTGAATTTTCTCTTAAGAAGTACGGGCGTACTGCGCAAATTATTGCTGATTCACCCGAGCAAGCCGGTGCGCGCTTGGATCTTGCGCTCAAAAATCTTCAGAAAAACATCGGTAATGCGCTTGGACCTAGCGGCGCTGCTTTCCAAGACTTTGCCGCTCGCTCAATTCGCGGCATTGATCGCGTAATTAACAAGCTGATTGAGCTAAGGGCTATTCAGCCTGGTGCTGGCTTCTATCAGGAGCAAGTGCTTGGAAAGCGAATGTCGATTGAAGAGCTTGAAACGGCATTGCTTGAAGCTGGCAGTCGCGAGACGGCATTGCGAAAAAGCGTTGTTCCAGGGCTTGGTTTTATGGCTGATTTGCTTCCAGGGATAGCGGAAGCGACCAAGGAGGTAAAAATTCTTGAAGAAGCTCTTGTTAAGCTTCGCCTAATTGAAAAGGAAACCAATAAGGAGAGGAAGCAGCGTCAAGACGATGAAGCCAAGGCTGACAAGGAAAAACTTGGCCAGCAATACCTACAAGCAGTAGAGCAAAGAGAAGAAGCTTTGCTTGACGCCCGCCGTCAACGTGAAGAGCAAATTGCGAAGATCAGAAAAGACGCAATCGAGCAAGCGGCAAAAATTGAGCAACAGCTTGGCGATGAGCGCCGTCAGATTGAACGCGACATTGAGCGTACTCGTCGTGAGATGGAATTTGGCGCTGGCGAGCTAAATCGCTTGCGCCGGCTTGCTGCTGGAGAGGATCCTGAGGTTATTGAAGCTGAACGCAAGGCTGCCGAAATCAGTCAGCGCGCCACTGAGGATCGCATCAGGGTTGAGGAAGACTTGCTCGACAAGGAGCTCACGCAGCAGCGCACGATTGCAGATTTCCAGAAAAACACCGCAAAGCAAATTGCAGAAGCAAACGAAAATTACGCAAAACGCATTGGCGAAATTCAGCGTGATTTCGCCAAGGCTTCAGCAAAAATTATTGAAGAAGGAAGTGGTGTTGCGGCCAAGCGGATCACGCTTGCGGCGCAGATTGTTTCGCAGGTGTTGCAGCGGAGCAGTCTTAATCAACAGCGCACTCAGTTTGGCCTTCAGCCAATTGGAGAGCCTTCTGGATTCGTTGGTGGCCGACCCGTTTATGGCAATCTTGGAGCAGAAGAAGTACCGCAGCAAATTCAACGAATTGATGTAAATCTTGAACAGCTCCTGCGGAAGCTTTCTCAGCAGACTCAAGGCCGTCAAGGCTCATTGCCTACGCGCAGCGGCATTGGCGAGCAATTCCTTGGCCTACTTGGGGCTGAGCGTGGTTACGAAGATGTTGCTGGGTTGCAGCCACTTCCCCTGCAAAAGATGCTGCGACAGATAGGGCGTCCTCTCACTGTGCTGTATAGCAAGATTGAAGAAGCAAGGCGGAGTGTGTATCCGTATAGCCGACGAGAAATAAATAAAATGCTCTCTCCGAATCCGGCGAGGACGCAAACGATATTACAGAGAGCGCAAGCAGTTGAGAGGGCTAGACAGTCGGATCCACTGGAGGCGCAATGGAAAGAAAGAGAAAATCGTTGGAGAACAAACAAAAGAAGCGCGCCGGCAGCCGCAAGCTTGTCCACCTTTGAAGGAGTCGCCCAGGTGGTGGCTAGAGACGCTTTCAGAAAATTGAATCAAATGGGAGGGATGTATGGCATTATCAATGATTTGAGTGACTATTTAACTGAAACACAATTAGATGTTCTAAGAAAAGGTGTGCGAGAGCAGCTTAAGCAGGGTGTAGAGCCATATCAGATGCCAACTGGTGGTAATCCACGGACCGGCAGGGCAAGCGTCGAAAAGGCCATTAGAGCGATTACAGGCGACATCATTGAGGAGATAAGGCTAGAAGAAGCGCAGGATATTGACGGGATAAACATAAGAAGACTCATGCAACTAAATGAGCCGCCTCGCATTGAACCAGGAATCGAAAGCAAATTTGAAGGCGCAATGCTACCTGGACGTGGATTCGATATTTCTCGTCTTGCCAGAAATTATGGAAGCATTGCAAGCGCATCACCCGGCCCGCTCGGATTGTTTGCTCAAGCAATTCAAGGTGCAGCACCAACGTCTCAGCTCAGGCAGCAAGGTGCTCAGCAGCAGATCCAGCAGATCAACCAGAACCAACTGCAAGAGCAGTTTGGAGTTCTATCCGAAATTACTCAAACCAGTCGGGATACTTACAAGACGCTGCAGGATCAAACCCGTGAGATTGAATTGCAAGTGAAATACTTGAACGAAGGCCATGAGCCGGCAATCGCAAGGGAACTGACAACACTGCAGCAGTCTTATGAAACTCAAAAACGTCGCCTGCAAGTGCAGGCACAAGCCCTTATCAATCAAGGCGCAAATGTTGACGCAGTTACGCAGCAATACAATCTTGAGCTTCAAAATCTAGATACGCTCAACAAGCAGAATCAACAGCTCGCAATTCAAAATGAAAAGCGCAACAAAGCAATTCAAGACGCGCAACAACTTAAGGATGCGGTGTTGAACCCACTGCAGCAGGGTTTTGCTCAGTCGTTCGACCTCTTGATCAATGGCACTGAAAACTGGGGGAACAGCCTACGTCAAATTGCCGCAACTGTATTGCAAGATATTGCTCGTCAATTGATTCAGATTTATGTGATCAATCAGGCAATCTCAGCTATCGGTAAGCTCTTCCCCACGCCTGGTGGCACTATCCCAGTCGCTGCTGTTGCCGCCAACGGCATGGCATTCGCCAAAAACGGCATCCAACCCTTCGCAATGGGCGGCATCGTCAACAAGCCGACGCTGTTCAAGTATGCCGATGGTGGTAGCGGACGGTTCGGCTTGATGGGTGAGGCTGGCCCTGAAGCGATTATTCCGCTGAAGCGTGGGCGGGATGGCAAGCTGGGTGTTGCGGGCGGTGGCGGGACTTCAGTGGTGGTGAATGTCGATGCAAGCGGCAGCCGTGTGCAAGGCGATAACGGCAATGCAAGACAGCTTGGTGGTGCTATCGCAGCAGCAGTGCAGGCTGAGCTAATCAAACAAAAGCGCCCTGGCGGCTTACTTGCTTAATCATGGCAACATTTACCTACGTCCCCGATCGCCCTGCAACCGAGACTTCGGCGCCCAGGGTTGACGTGGCGTTGCTTGCTAACTACGAGCAGCGCAACATTCGCGGAATTAACCCTTTCCGTGATAATTGGGACTTGAGTTTTAGTGTTAGATCTACGGCTGACGCCGAGGCGATATTAAATTTCTTCTCTGCTCGCAATGGCATCGAAGCGTTTGAATGGACAACGCCTTTTGGCGAGACAGGTCAATTTGTCGCTCTTGACTGGCGCGCAAGTTTAGATTCCTGCAACCTTCGCACTGTATCTGCCAAATTTGAATTAACGTATCTTCCCGATCAAACAAACGTAGTTACACCATCGCCATCAGCGACAACCTTCACTTGGATCCCGGATTTTGTTGCTGACTTTGAGAGAAAAAGCAATACAAAGCAAGCGGTGTTTGGCGACGGCTATTCGCAAAGGATTGCATTCGGCATCAACCAGCAAAATGAGCAATGGTCCTTGGAATTCAAAAACAGGACAAATACAGAGCGCGACGAAATTAGAGGGTTTCTCAGGCAGATGCGCGGTCAGTCAGTTTTTTCGTGGACTAATCCGATAACAAGTGTAGT